TACAAAACTTCAATGCTCAACGAACAAGGTTTGGGATATGATAGGTTCTGGACAAATAGTTACAAAAGGTTTAAAATTATCCTTAGATGCTGGAGATAAAAATAGCTATGATGGGAGTGGTAACACTTGGTATGATTTATGTGGCAATTACAACACCACTAATTATGGAGCAACTTTTAATTCAGGTGGTTACTTTGTTTTAGACGGCACAAATGATTATTTTCAAGTCATAGCTGATGGTTCTTCTGATTTTAACAAACAGGCTTTTACAGTTGAATTTTGGTGTAATGTAGATCCAAACAATGGTTATGATGTGCTTTGGAGTTATGATTATACATCACATTCTGCTCCATATTATGCACAGCATTTTAGAGCCACCGATACAGATGGGATTCTTTTTAACTTATATGGTGGAACAAATAAAGATGGTACTTTTCAAGCCCATGAAGATGTACAATACACGCCAAGTAAATGGACACAGTTGATTTGGACAATTAGTGATGGTGGTTCAAGTAAAACAAGCACATTTTATCAAGACGGCGTATCGATTGGTGCTCAAACAACCACTAGCTGGAATAACATAACTTATTATTCACAAGAGGTTTGGATTGGAAAGGCTAATTTTTCTACAAGTTTTTATAAAGGAAGTATAGCAATTGTAAAATTTTATGATAGGGCGTTATCGGTGAAAGAGATAGACCAAAACTTCAATGCTCAACGAACAAGGTTTGGAGTATAGACATGGGTGTTTCAGCAGGACCACATCGACCTTTTCATACAGGTATAATAAAAGACGGATTGGTTTTTTGGGTGGATGCACTTGACGAAAAAAGTTCTACTTATGAGGGTGTTCAAAACAATGGTTTGACTTCTTTAATCAATAACTCACAGACAGGTTCTCTAGAGAACAATACATCTTTTGAAAAAACTCCACAAGCTAGTTATGATTTTGATGGAACTGATGATTATATTTATTTCGGCAAAAATGCTCCTAGTTTTGGAGACGGAAGTAGTGATACTCCTTTTACATGGGAAGCTTGGGTTTATATACATACTAACAATAAATTTAGAGTATTTAACAAAAATGATGAATATTGGTTTGGAACAAGTGGTTCAGGTAACCTAACAGCTTTTTTATTTAGTGGTGGAACTAATAGTAGTGCGACTAGAATATATGCTTGGTCAACCAATCATTCCATATCAGTAAATCAATGGACTTGTCTTTCTGCAACTTATAATGGAGGAGGAGAGCCTTCAGATATAAAAACATATGTAAATGCTAATTTTGAGAGTAATACAACCGAGGTTGATGGTGGATCATATACGGCCATGACAAACGATAATTTGGTCCTTTTTGTTGGGCGTTCTTTAGACAATGCTAGTTATAGTGATGGTCAAATAGCATCAATTAGAATGTACAATAGAGAATTATCAGCAACAGAAATATCAAGTAATTTTGAAACCGAAAGAACAAGATTTGGAGTATAATCATGTATGAAAATAGAAAATATGTAATTTTTAACACCAGTGAAACAGGAAGCATTGACTTCTCACAAGTGATGGAAACAAGTGTAAACACATTAAGATTAAACATTAGTGGAAGTCAAACTTTTGTAAAATACGAAGGAAGTCAACCAAGTAGTGTTGCTGGTTTATCTTCAAAATCAAATGAATACACTCACACACAAATACTAAATGTATTAACAGGAAGTGAGTGGTCAAGTACAGAGGAAATATAGTTATGTTAGTTAAATTCGATGAAATAATAGAAGTAGTATTACACCACGAGGGTGGATACGTTAACGACCCGAAAGATCCAGGTGGAGAAACTAATTTTGGTATAGCCAAAAGAAGTCATCCTGATGTGGACATAAAAAACCTCACAAAAGATGGGGCAAAAGAAATCTACAAAGAACACTATTGGGATGGTAATAAAGTTGAAAGTTTACCTGAAGAACTCAGACATATTTATTTTGATATGTGTGTAAATCAAGGTAAGGGTAGAGCTGTCAAAATTCTACAAAAAGCAGCTAATGCCAAAGGTAAAAATCTAAAAGTAGATGGTGGATTAGGACCTAAAACAATTGGTGCTATGGAAGGTGTAGAGTTAGATAGAGTTCGTGCTTATCGTGTTAAGTATTATGCTGATTTGGTAACTCGTAAGCCAGACTTGGAGAAGTTTTACTTTGGTTGGTTTAGAAGAGCATTAGAAGTTTAGTTCTTTTGAAACTTATATATTTATAGATGTAGGAGTATAACTATGTCTATACCAAAACTAAAAGATTTACTTAATGAAAGATATGTATCAAAAAGGTCTGATACAATTGAAGATGTATATCAATCTGCAGTAGACTCATTAGAAGACTTATCTGATTTGATTAAAAAACACGCACCAAAAGAAAGATTGTTATCTCGCACTTTAGAAAAACAATCCATGATGATTAGAAGAATGATAACTAAAAGTAAATCCTATCAAGACATAAAGGATATGACAAATGATTAAACTAAAAGATTTAATTAACGAAAGAGATTATCATTTAACAAAACCACCACGAAGAATTGGTGGTGTGGCTATTGTATCTGAAGGTCAAATACTTTTGGTAAAGCGTTCCGAAACTGCTGGTAAATATCCAAACTTTTGGGCAGTTCCTATGGGTGGTGTTGAAAAAAACGAGACTTTTCGTGAGGGTGCTGCTCGTGAATTAAAAGAAGAAACAATGCTTGACATTAACCCTAAAGATTTAGTATATTTAGGTGCAATAAAAGATGGGAAGTATAATCGTTTTGTAAAAATTTATAAAACAGAAATGGGTGGTAAACCCAAACCAAAATTAGATTTTGAACATTCTGATTGGGGTTATTATGATAAACATAGTATGCCACGACCAATAGATGACCGATTAAGACAAATTTTAGAATTAAGCTTATGAGTTTAAAAAAGTTAGTAGAAGAAATAACCAAACCCGTTATTGACGAGATGGGGATTGTTGCACCTGATGGGACTATTAAGGGTGGTTCACGACACTCAAAGATAAAAAAGATGAAAAAGAAAGGACATACTTCTGTTCCTTATGGTAGTGGTTACAAGAAAGTAAATGAACAACCAACTAAAATTAAAAAAACAATCGGTGTATTCGGTGGTAGATTCCAACCTTTTCATTCAGGTCACCTTGCTACATATAAGTGGTTGTCTAAACAAGTTGATGAAGCTTACATAACCACATCTAATATCAAGAAACCACCACGGCATCCAATGAACTTTAAAGAGAAAGTTCGTCATATGGTCAAGGTTGGTATTCCAAAGAATCGTATCATTGAAGAAAAAACACCATATGTGGCAAATAACTTACTTAAAAAGTTTGATCCTGAAACCACGGCAGTAGTTTATGCTTTCGGTCAAAAAGATGCTGGTCGTTTGAAGGCTGGTACTAAGAAAGGTGGTGGTAAAACTTATTATCAAGATTATAAAAAAAGTAAGGGTGATATAAGAGGATTTGAAGAACATGGATATTTTGTTACTGCTCCACAGTTTGGAAACATTAGTGGAACAAAGACAAGGGATATGTTAGGTAATCCAAACATAGATGATAAAGAAAGAATAAAATTTTTCAAAAAAACATTTGGATATTTCGATAAAGGTGTGTATAATATGATGACAAATAAATTCAGAAAATTATATGAGGTTTATCGTGGTCTTTTTGAAGGGAGTGAAATTGCAAGTGTAGATACAGATGATGGTCCAGGATTTTTTTCAAGTCTCAAATCATATATGAATAGAGCTGAAAAAGAGGCTGGTAGATTAGGTTGGGAATTGGCAAATCTTATCACAGATGTTGATGTTTACAATAGTCAAGATACATCATTTTTTAAAGATACTGCTTATCCAAATGGTCCTATTGGCTCAGTATCATACGGACCTGCTGGTGTGAGAGAACCAGCTGCAGGTAGTGATATTGATGTTGTTGGTGGTGAGTTATGGAACAAATGGTTAGACCATATTGATAAGGTATTGTCTAATCAAGAATATGAATACATTGATCCTATGAAAAAAGCAAGAAAAATAACGATTGATGATTCACCTAAAACATTAAAGGTAATAGATGATGAACAACCAGAAGATACTGAAATAAGAACTGGTGAGGAACAACATGATAAATTAGAAATAGTAAAAGAAGTTTTATCACTTACGAGTAATTTACCAAGAAATGGAAAGGAGTTATTATTAATGGGAGGAGCATACGGACACATGAGTCATCCTTTTGATGACAAAGATTTAACATTCGGTGATTTGAAAAAAATTATTACATTAGGATTGAGTGGTCAGTTAAACAGAGAAGACAATGTTACCGAAAAAACAGATGGTCAAAACCTAATGGTTAGTTATAAAAATGGTAAGTTGATTGCTGCTCGTAACAAAGGTCATTTAAAAAACAAAGGTGAGACTGCCTTAGATATAAAAGCTGTAGAGAGAAAGTTCAAAGGTCGTGGTGCTATTAGAGACGCGTTTGTTTACGCCATGAGAGATTTAACAAAAGCTATCGGTGCACTATCTAAAAAACAACAAGACAAGATATTTGGTAATGGTTCTAAATTCATGAGTTTAGAAGTAATGTGGCCTGCTAGTGAGAATGTGGTAAACTATGATATTACAGAATTAGTTTTTCATGGAGCGATGGAATATGATGATAGTGGAAGGGTAATAGGACAAGCAAAAGATAGTGCTAGAATGCTACAAGGTATGATAAAACAGGTCAATCAACATGTTCAAAAACACTACAAGATATCTAAACCAAACTTTGTAACAGTTCCTAAACATCAAGACTTTGGTAAGATGAAAAAGAAATACATCGGTAGGTTACAAAAATTACAAAATACTTATTCGTTAAAAGACAATGATACTTTTGGTTTATACCATCAGATGTATTGGCAAGAGTTTATTTTTAATGCGGCTAAACAATTTAAATTTAAAATTACAAATGAAATGTTGGTCAAGTTAACAAAAAGATGGGCATTCTTTGATAAATCATATACCATACCTATGATGAAAAAAGACATGAAAGACAACCCAAAGTTTTTAGATTGGGCATTAACCACCGATAAGGTAGATAAAAACAGAATGGTCAAGGACAATATGAAACCATTTGAGGAGTTGTTCTTTGAGGTCGGTGCTGAAATAATGAAAAATATGGATGGGTGGATGGCTGTGAATCCAGCAAAGTCAGTTCAGAACATGAGAAAGAAACTCAAGAAAGCGATCTCGGATGTAAGAGCTGGTGGTGATTTAAAAAAACTAAATAGATTAAAAGTTCAGTTGGACAGATTAAATGCTATAGGTGGGTTTGATGCTATCGTTCCAAGTGAGGGAATCGTATTCAAGTATAATGGAAACACATATAAGTTTACGGGTGCTTTTGCTCCTATAAATCAAATAACAGGTTTAATGTTTTTTTAAGGATAAGGTTATGAGTAATATAGAAAAAATTCAAAAAATGGTAAAGGGTATTTACAATCGTCCTATACAAACAGGATATGAGGGTAAAACAG